GGTGTACGACAAACAACGTAATCGCCAGTTTTGCTTTGAGGGTCATAACGCTTATATCCAAGAGTTTCCAGCATTTTGAAGGTAGAGGGAAGCGTTTTCGTAAGTGCCTGGCCGTAGGTAGCCTGTGCCAGTGTGGTCACGCCACGCGGCATCAGACGCACATTCTCGTCCACCTCTGCACCGACGATGTACGATTTACCAGTACCACGGCTCCAGATGATGTACTTATGCCGAGCACGAAGCATTTGGAACATCATCTGAGCGTGGTTGACTGAGATAGTTTCCTCGTAGTAGCTTTCCTCCATGCCGTATCAAAATCTTTCCAGCACCAAGAAGTTCTTTCCGTTCCTCGATGCAGCGTTGAATTTGGTATGTCCGATTTCGCGGACAAGCTTCTCGCCGTCTTCAGGAGTAAACTTAGGTGACACCGTCAGCGCCACCTTATCGGCAGTGATGGTGATGGTCTCGATGCCCTTTTTGTCCATCAGGAACTTAACAAGAGCCTTGTTTGTTTTACGTAAAAGTGCCATATATCAAGAATTAAAGATTTGTTCGGTTTGTTCGTCAGAGTCCAGCACAGTCATGTATGATTCCCCCACAATTTGCAATTCTGCAGCATCGAGGCCTCTCACCTTATCGAGCGGGATTCTCACCTCTTGCCCTGTACCATTGTTGACTTGGATGTAGAACACATTCTTCTCCATTCGCCTTGGATCCTCCACCATGGCAGGCTTCTCTCCGATCATCTCACGCAGCACCTTCTTTGCAGCGTTCCAGTTCTTCAGATCGCCCTTCAGCCTGCACTCACGGATGAGTGCCAGCTGGTCTTTCAGCATCCACGTGAAATGCAGATCCCAGTCGAAGGTGTGTTCGTTTTTGAACAGTTCCTTCGCATGGGCGATATCTTTTCTGAGCTGAGTTTTAGAGAGATTATATTTAGCCTGCATCAGTTTGAGGACGTGTGTCTCATCAGGATATTCGTCAATGAGTCTTGCCGCACACACCACACGTTTGAACTCCTCTTCCAATTTGGCAGGAAGCGGATTCTTTTCAGGGTCGATGATGTATGCCAGGATCTCATCAGACTGCACATCGGAAAGTGGAACGATACCTTTAGCCATATCAGAACTTATCCATGCTATATAGTTGCTTTTCAAGGAACCTCAATAGTTCAGCCTGTGCAGGGTTGCTCCCGTTCCGTGCAGCCTTGATGATGCTTTCCCTTGTCTCCAGCATCTGCTGCATCATGCCAGAGAGGTAAGCTTGTCTTGCAGGTGTGCCAGGAGTGCAGACCTCGTCGACGAAGTCCACCTCATCCACCTCCAGCGCATTGGCGATCACACGTGACGTCATGGTGCGGTACGCCAGATCCTTCACGCGGTCAAGTTGTTCCTTGGTTAAATTCATACTCCAGTATTTTTAGATCAAAATTAAAAACGTCCTCGTCAGTGTGGATGATGCCACGCTCCAGCTTCGGGTTTCTCGTGGCATTCTGCGAACCAATCACTGTGATTTTCCACTCGTCGTTATAGACCAGTGCCACCTTAGCGTGAATGGCACGGCATCGGTAGCAATTCGGGAAGCTTCGAGCCAGAACGTCAAAAGGTTTAGGCGACATCGATTTCACCCTGTTATCGATGATGAAGCGGATGTCCAGGATCTCGCCGCTCTCCACCTTCCTATGCAGCACGTTCACGGAATCCTCTGCAATAGAATAGGATGTCAGCAGCACATGAGCCGGTCCCGTCTGTTTGAGCAGATAAGTCACCAATTGGATGAGGTTGAAAGCTCCGTCACTATAGAAGTGTTTGGTGCTTCCGTGCTCCACTCGTCCGAGGCTCCGAGGATGAAGCAGCACCTTGGCCACCTCATCCACCTTGGCGACATTATCGACGTCTGCATACTTGACCCCTTCCACCGACACACCCTCTACGCTGGATGTGTCGGTGTGCGCGAGGTCACCTAATGCGAGGCTAATCATGCTTTTCGTGCAATCGCATATTGCAACGCCTCCACCTCTTTCTCCAGCTGAGCGATTTCCGTCTCATACTTTACACGTTTCGGGCAGTCCGGCAGAGGATTAGGAGCAGCTGCTTTCGTCTCCTGTTGAAACTCCAGCAAATTCTTCTTACGGAGGATCTTCGTCTTGGCAGATTTCAGTCGCTTTTGAAGTTCCTCTTTGGAGAGGGCATCCAACTCATCAGAAGCACCACCCTTTTCTCCATCGCCTTCATCATCATCACTCTCCTCTTTTTCCTTCAGCACTTCATCCAACTCCTCATGAGAGATTTCCTTCTTGTTTTCGAGATAGTCTTTGATGAGCGGGTAAAGCTTCTCCATCTGAGAGGTGCAGGAATCGATGGTGTCCGAGAGTTTGCGCCTTGCGGTCACATTCTCATCGTCGTTGGTTTCAGGAACCTGTGCCATCTCTCGATGCGCCCTTTCTCTGGAGCGGTACAATTGAGCATACATGATGATGGTTCTGCTTGTGCCAGTTGGTGCTGCAGAAGACACTTCAAACTTCTGAGCCAATTCATCGATAGACAAAGCCACCTCATCCTCCTGCTTCAGAACCACAGGCTGCTTGCCCTGGATCACTCCGAGGTCAGCGTCCGTGTCCTCAGGCTCTTTTCCGATGAACTGGATGTAGAGGTTGATGTTTTCCTTCAGGTGCATAAGAGTCGTTTCAGACTCCCCAATTGTTTCAAGCCGACGCACCACACCTGGCTTGAAACCCGACTTTTTCAGGATGGCAAGACCTTCCATGAAGTCCTGCTTCCCATTCAGCCAGTCGATGGCTGCTTGTCTGTACTGAGCTGTCAACATACGCGATAAATTTAATGCATCGCAAAATTACTGCGAAAAACGGTGCGAGAATAGGACAGAAAAGAAAGCGCCCACAGACATTGATATCTGCGGGCACTCTCCCAAATTAAATCTAATAATACTTATGAGTAAAGAAAGTTATCTTCCTCCTTGCTGTGCTACCTGCTACGCTGCCGGAGCAGGAGTCAGGATGTTCACCTTGTCGCCCGTGTACACGAGGTTGCGTGGGCAAGAATACGTGAATCGGAGTGGCACACCGTTTCGGTCGGTCGGAGTGGTACCAGTCGTGGAAGCGTCTGCAGCCACCTTCAGAGCAGCATTGTTCTTGTCGCCCATCAGGTAACTGATGCCGTTCTTGTCGGTCACGATGAAGAACAGTTTGCGTCCACGGGTCGCATTCTGGAATCCGAGGATGAGCTTAGAGATTTTAGCACGTATGATGTCCAGCTGATACAGCACAGACTCACCGCCAACCTCTCCCTGATCCGTCATGGTGAGCACACCCGTCTGGTCAGTGTAGCGAAGCTTGAAGGCGCTCTTGCCCTGCTTCATCACAACACTACCGTTCCATGCACCAGCTGTCTCAAAATCCAAAGGTGCATTTTCGGTACCAGATGGAAGTTCTGGCCATGTAGCCACATCATCCCAGTAGCCGTAGATGATTTCATCGACGATGCCAGCAAGATTGTCAAACTCGGCGCATGCCACATTGGCATCGATGTTGGCAAGATTAACACATTGTCCCATAATCTTCAAGTTTTAGAGTTTAACCTTTCGTGTAGGTCTTTGAAGCGACCTCAGAATTAGTCATACCCTCCTTCACTGCGATAGCCTTGATGGTGGTTGTTGCGGAGAGGGTAATCTTGTTGGTAGAGTCATACGCCGTAGAAGAAGACGTTGGAGTAGAGCCGTCAGTAGTGTAGTAGATGGAAGCGCCAGCGGTTTCGCAAGCGAGTTCCACTACCTGCGATTCACCTTCACCCCAAGCAGCTGGAGAGAAAGTAGGAGTGGCCACAGTCTCTGGAGTCACCTCAGGAACAATAGGCTTGTTGTTGCAGAGGAACAGAGATTTGTCGAACGTAGCGAACTGGAAGCCCAAAACATACTTACCTGCAGCAGTGTACAGATAAGGATTGCCGCTGTTGAACGGCTTGATGGTGTTCATGTCGCTTTCCTTATCGTAGCCGTAGAACTGGTTCTCCTTGATGGTGATCCATACGAACTGAGAACCTTCAGGCATGCCTGACATACGGACGAGCTTACACTTGTGGTTGGTGTTGCGGAGGAACTGCTGTCCTGCAGTCTCAGCACCAGAGCCAGTGACGAGAACGCCCTGAGCGTCCAACCAGTCATCGTACATCTCACCGAGATCGATGCTGATGTGCATCTGCACAACGTACTTCTTCATCGTCTGAGGGATGGCACGATACATCTTCAGCAGCTCAGTACCGATGTTGGCTTTAGTCAAAGTAGCCATACCGGTATAGAGGTTGCCCTTAACTGCAGAGATATCTCCAGCTGTGATACCCTTCTGGATGATAGTCAGAGGACCGTCGAAGGAATCAGCGAGAGAAGTCTTTGCACTGTCAGCATCGTATGCTGCAATCAGGATGACATCGTGCAGTTCCTTGGAAGCTGACTTGATGCCGTAGTTGTTCAGCCACACCTCGAAAGGATGAGAGTTGGGGTCGAGACCACCCTTGACCTCTGTGATGTAGGCACGACGATAACGCTCAGGTTCGTCCGACATTTCCATCACACAAGGATAGACCACCAATGTGCGAGGAACGATCTTACCAGCTTCAAGCTGTCCGAGGAATTGACCCGTGTACTTGTGGCTGATCTTACCGAGGGTTGTACGACCGAGCGTGATAGAATCCTTCACACCAGGCATTGGGGTGAAATGCTGCAGGATGTCACCAGCCTGTTCTGCATCGAGGGTCACGAGAAGATCCTGATGCTCTCTTACCGCTTGAAGGACGGCGGTAATGTCGATAGGAGTTGTATAATCCATAACGCAATCTAATTAAAAGGTTGATCACTTCTTTGGGTGGTAGAGGTTACGAGCCTCTGCGTTGATGCCATCCTTGGCAGACTCGTCGATAGCCCCCTGCTTGGAATCCGAAACACCTTCAGGAGCCTTGTTGCCGGCTGGAGCCTGCACAGGGAAGCGGTCGACGAGGTTGGCAAGAGCCAGCACCTTATTCTTCAGACCGTCCATCTGCTTGATGTTGTCCGATACTCCGTCAAGGATACCCTCAACGTCTTTCACAATCTGCTCATTGGCTTTACCAGCGGCAAGAGCATTCTCGATTGACTGGAGCTGATCGTCCGTGAGTGTCACGTCCTTCGGCTCGTCAAACACAGCATTGTCAGCAACAGCCAGCAATGCAATCAAGTTAACGAATAATTTTTTCATACTGAATTGTTTATGGCTATTAGTAGCAGTTGTTCCTTCACCTTCAGCAGCACCTTCAGAGGCGTTCGCTGCAGGATCCTCTGGTTCATCCTTTTTCTCAGGATGCAAGAGGTTCTTGATGCCGTCAAGAATCTGACTGACCATAGACCTTTCCTCCTTTGGTTCCTCGAAGTGAGGAACAGGGAGGTTCATGGATGCGCAGTTCATGGCAACGAGGTTCTGAGCGTCCTTCGTCATTCTGTTGATGCCAGGGATCACTTTATCGACGAAACCCCATTCCTTGGTTTCGTCAGCAGTCATCCATCGTTCCTCAGCCATCAGCTGCAGCACATCATCCAGTGTCTTCCCTTCAGGAATGCGGTCAGCATACTTCTTGGCTATGGTCAGGTTGATGGCTTCCTGACTCTTCTTCATACTCTCCAGCCTCTTGATGGTGGCATCGATATCCTCAATCTTCATTGACTTGTAGATGGCCACGAGGTTAGAGCACTGGTGAACGAGGAAGAGGGCGTCTTCAGCAATTTCTATGCTCTTAGCTCCGAATGCCATCCATGTGGCAGAGGAAGCGCAGCAGCCGATGAAGCGAACGACCACATCTCCATGCTCCTCAAAAAGCTTAGAGATGGCGAGTCCTTCATTGACATTGCCGCCATAAGAGTTCACGATGCAAAGAACCGGCTCTCCCTTATGCTTGTTCAGCATATACTGAACTGTGGAGCGAAGCCAGCCCCAGTCATCCAGTACTCCATTGATGTTGATAACTTTTCTTTCCATACATTTATATATTATATGTATGGCAAAGATAGGGTTAGTATCAAAAAATACAGATAGACAAAAAGTGCCCCATTCTGTACTTTTGGGGCACTTATTGAGGCAGGCACCTGACTCTATTCGATGACGAATTCCATCGCCACCTCTTCTGAAGGCGAAGGTTCCTGAGCGGCGAAGGTGAAGTTGTTGCCATTCATGCCAGCAGGATTGGTTCCTGAAACTCGATGCGAATAGAAATGCAGTGGCACTTCCTTGGTACCAGACAAGCGGCACGTTCCATTCCTGTCCTTATGGAGAACCAGCCATTCCCCACGTTCCAGTTCTTGGCGAAGCTTCGGGTCTGCATCACTTCGTGGTATCACACCTTGGATGGTCACATCGTAAGTGCCTCCACTGTCTTCAGCTTTCTGCACCTCTTCAAATGAATAGCTGTGATCATTCACGACTGGCAGTTCGATGACATCATCTGTGGAAGTCAGCGAAACGTTGCGAACACCTGTAGAATAGTTCTGCTTGATACGATTGAAAGCAGCAACTGGGATGGCGAGAATGACCGCCAATCCACCGACTTGATCTAATTTAAACGAGATTCTTTTCATAGTTCTTTTTCCCTTTTTCGGTGATTGTCCCATTATTGGACATCTGCACCAAAACAAATTGGGTGTTTTTAACAAAATTTAATGTATTTACGTTCATTTTTGGCAAATGTTTGTCACGTTGCCACATTTTACGGATGGCATCCATTGACCAGTCCTCTTCTGTCATGTTGAAGGTTTTATAGAAGAGTCTGATGCATTCATTCAGGTTACCGATGTACATATAGGTGGCAGAGAGGAAGGTCTTGCACAGTGTCTCGCATCGGATTTCCAGGGCACGGCACAGTTCATGTTCATCTGTCAGTGACAGTGCCCATCCGTATCGATAGAACTGAGCTGCTGAAATCTCGAAGGGGATCCTTACCTTACCAGCCACCTGTGCATCAATCCTGTTGTCATATCGGTGCAATGGCTTGGCTAGACGTCCTCTGATAAAGGTGTTCAGCTCCCTGTCTCCAGACAAGTTGACCAGTTCGCTCCATTGCTTATCCCATACCCTGAAGTTATTCAACAGGTATTTCTTCACGTAGGGTTTTACGTGAATCCAGACCACATACCGTTCTTTCTGCTTACTCATATAGATTTAGTGTTTAAAAATATTCTTGTCGTTTTATCGACCAACCGACCAACCGACCAACCAAGGCATATAATTGCGTACATATCAGCATATTAGGCAAATACACAAGTAACCAACAGGCTGACCAACCGACCAACTGGCGGTGAAAATTCTTTTCACGGGGCAAAGGTAGCAAATATTCTTGACACCACCAAATTCCAACCGCATCCAACCAACCAACCGCATTTCCAACCAACCACAACCAACTGAAACCAACCACAAAACACTATATAAATTACTAAATATCACATATATACGTTATATTTTTCGTTATTGAAAAAAAATCGCGGTTGGTTGGTTGGTCGGTTGGTCGCTGTTTTGTGAAAAATATTTTTCGAGTTGAAGCTAACACTTGGTCTTTTTCCATGAAGGGGTATTCGGGGAAATGGAAGGCGCCGGATTAGACCAACGAGCAAAAAGAAGAGAAGTATCTTCACAGACACCTCTCCCACATTGATCTAATTATGGCTTACAAAAAATCCTCTAGAATGGAAGTTTCCCCTGCTCCTCGTTTGCATCAGGAGCCGTTTCCTCTTTGACCTCACGTTCGAGGTCGATGCCGTACATGGCAGCAATGACATCATAATTGAGCACCACTGCGGATGTCTGCTTCGTCTTGTCCACGATCTGACGAGTGACAGTCATATTGGGTTTCGTGCCTTGTGGCTGATCCATGATGTCAGAGATGGCCACTTCTGCGGTCTCCTTCCATTTGAACTTCCAGTTTCCCACTGCACCAATCCATGCTTTGTTTGAAGTCAGGTTGGTCGTAAGAGTTTGGAGTGTCAGCGGATGGTTGGCAGAACCGAGTTTCTTCTGATATTTGTTGTGGATGTTGGTCAAGTTGAAATACACCACAGCACTGTCGTTCTTCGGAGGAACCCATGTCTGGCCACCTTTGAGCGTGACCTTCTGACCGCGCTTGATGACGAAGTCGCGTCCCTCTCTGATGTCCCCATCGTCGAGCATGGATGAGAAGATGGCGAAGAACGTGGCGATCTTGTCGCTTCCCATGAGCATTTGCACCTGCCATTTCACCTTTTCCACGGCAAGTTTGAAAAAATCGTCGTAAGTGAAAGGGAGTTGCATCTGTGGCGCATAGAGTGTGAGCAGCTTGACGGTGGAGGCAAACATTGACACGGTGGTGATGACTCGTGCCTGGTCTCCGTTGGGGTCACTGGTTTGCTCGACAGCGTTCTGGATGTCCCTCTCAGTCTGCTTCAGCAAGTCTGCGAAATACTTACGGAAGAGCGGACGAAGTTTCAGCAGTTCGAGCAGCAAGTATGAGAGTCCGTCCTTCTCAGCATCCTTCAGTTCTTGGAAGATGAGTTGTGCGTGTTCGTCGAAGTGTTCGCGCTTAGGAACGTTGCATAGCACCACACGGTTCGCCAGTGCGTTGTCATCCTTCTGTGGTGACTCCTGCCCTAAGAGGACAACAGGCGCATAGACTTTCGACACTGCGATGTTGTTGCTGGTGGCATCCTTGCGCTTCGTCTTTCCGTCACCGTCGTAAGTCACGGACTTCAAACCTTGGAACTTGTTGTCGGAAATCTTCTCGTCGTTGTACTCTTCCATCACCTGCGGAACATCGCGGAACCTCTCCAGTGTAGAGAAGAAGGCAGCATCGGAGCCGAAATTGAGGTTGAACGAAGGCGCCTCCGGCTTGACGAAGAGCGAACGGATGGAAATGGCGATCTGAGTTTTTCCTGACATGGTCGGTCCCAGGAAGAAGATGGAGGTGAACAGTCTGCGTATGGGGTGGATGTCAGAGCGGAAAGCGCACATGATGGCGAAGATGGTAGCCCATTTCCCGTTGTCGTTCACGTTGTACACCTCGTTCATCAGCCTTGCCCAGTGCTCGAAGGTGATGCGTTTATTGACCGGCGTATCGGTATAGACAAACCATTTATCCTGCTCGTTGTCATCATCCCCGTCGCGCATCTTCTTGTTCACCTTCGAGAAGGAGGGAGAGTATAGGTTGATGTCCTCGTGCTTCATGAGGCCAAGTTCATCAGCATACTCCAGCTTATACTCTCCCTCCACCTCGTGGTAGATGGCGTTAGCGAACAGCCAGCACCCCTCTTTCTGCTGTCCATACACCTTGATTTCGTTGCACTTCGGGAACTTGTGCGACATATATGTCCAGATACGGCTCCAGTCCTGGGAAGTACCGTTCTCGAAGTTGTAGCCACCTTCATTGATCAGGGACTCCACCACCGTCCTGAGGTTGGCGAACGTCTTGGATGGCCATGCAATGTAAGTCGGTTTTTCGACCATGGAATTAAGCCGGCAAACGCGAAGGTTCTCCTCGGATCTGTCGCTGTAGATGTGGAAGAGCGGTTCGAGGAAGAAGTCACCTACACGGTGGAGGCTGCCCTTGTCATCCTTGAAGACGTATGCCACTGGCGTTCCCTGTTTGTTCAGCAGAGGGAAATGCCAGAATCGTTTGAAACGACTGGCGTATTCCTCGTTATCCTCCACATAGGAAGGAACCACATCGAGGTTGTTGGTAAGGAGGCTCGACCACACCTCATCCCCTTCAGTTCTGACACGTGCCTTTGCCTTTGCGAGATTGAGGAAGGGTCGAAGCATCTCCTTCAGCTGGTTCGGCTTCAGCCCCAGCATATTTGCCCAATCGGGCAGGTTGATGGTCTGTTCTTGTGAAGAGGTCCAGGATATCACCTCAGCGCATCGCTCGATGTACTTATTCCTCACCTCAATTTTCCCTTCAGCCTCCGCTATTTCGTGCCCATAATAGCCTATATAATAGAAGATGAAGCTCTTCGTCTCGTTGTCGGCTATCACGTCGATGGCCACATGCCGGTTGTACAGAGCCTTCATCATAAGGATGTCGTCACTTTCCTTCGACACGCTGCACTCCATGTTCGGTGAATGCACGATGACGTGGTCGAACTTCTGCGCCAGTTCCTGTACGCTGCTCTCTGGTGGGTTCCCATGGTAGAACAGCACGGGGCGCTCCTCTCCGACCAGCGTCTGCCATCGTTCGAACTTGCCCACGAGTTCCACGGTCGGGTCATCCTTATCAACATAGGTGTCGATAAGTTCCATGCCGTAGATGCCTGGCTCGAACGTGTCCGGACGTTTCGGCACCTTAGCCCCATCGACGAGGGCAACAACATCATCCCTGCCATAGCCTGATAAATTCACCAGCTCTGTGATGAAATCCTCACGGATGATGCTCTCACTCTCTCTTGCTATGACATTGGCGATGGCTTTGACTGCATCAAGTTTCTCATGTGCTCCAGCTGCTTCCCTGATGGTGGTATCGCCCAGGAACTTGACATAGCTTGTCTCTGCCTTTTCGAGCCAACCCTTGACTCCTTCGCCAAGCATCTTAGCCATGTCATCAGGATCCTTCCCTTCAGGCAGACGGACGCATGTGACACGGAATCCAGCCGTCACCATGTCAGGCAGGTTCTTTTGTGCTGCGTGTATGCCAGCAGCATCCCCGTCATAAACGAACGTGACATTCAGAGTAACCCCTCTGAGCATCTTAACCTGGTCTGCCGTGAAAGCCGTGCCACTTCCAGCAACCACATTCTTCACCCCATTCTGATGGAGCGACATCACATCAAACTGCCCCTCGACGATATAGACCTTATCAAGTGAACGGATATCCTTGTTAGCCTGGTACAATCCCCAGATGTTGTGTCCTTTGTTGAACAGCACGGTTTCCCCCGTGTTGAGGTATTTTGCAGGAGCCGTGTCTGTGATGTCTCGGCCAGTGAAACCGACGACTTCACCACGGCGGTTGAAATATGGCAAAGTGATTCTTTTGCGGAACGTATCGTAGTACTCCCCCTGTTTCTCGTTGGACTCTCTGACCACATCGCACATTTGCATGTACTTCAGCTTGTAGCCCTTCTCTTCCAAAGCGCTCCGCAGCTGACTCTTCTCGTAGCTGTAGTCGATGGCAAACGTCTTCATGGTCTCGGCGTTGATCTTTCTCCTTTCGAGGAATTTCAATGCTGCAGCTGAGGAAGAAAGATTCTGCTGATAGAGTTCGCTGGTGGCCATGGCCACGATACGGGCAGACTCCCTGTCATCGTTCTGCTGTCGCTCCTCCGGTGTCAGTTCCTCTTCAGGAACCTCGATATTGAGTCTCTTGCCTAGCCATCGGCACGCCTCTTGGAACGTCCAGCCGTTTTTCTCCTGCAGGTACCAAATCACGTTGCCGCCTTTGCCGCAAGAGAAGCATTTGCAGATGTTCTTGGTAGGCGACACGACGAATGAAGGAGTTTTATCGTCATGGAAGGGGCACAATCCCTTGTAGTTTACGCCAGCCTTGCGAAGTGTAATGTCCTCGCCGATAATATCAACGATGTTGGCTGAGTCCAACAAAGACTCCACCACGTGCTCAGGAATCCTATTCATGATGCGCCTCCTTATAAATCACTTTTGTAGCCATATATCAATGTTTAGAGTCAGTCAAAAAGATCCAGCTGCCTCGCTTCGAGCAGCCTGCTGTATTCCTCATGCGACATATTGAATTCCCTGCAGACGGAAGCAAGTTCCTTTTCTGTAGGCTGAGCCTGGCCAAGCCGGAGTTTAGAGAATCTTTTTTGAGAGATGGCCACCTTTTGGTAGAACTCTCTGGTCGGCTTGAAATACTCAGGATTGCCAAATTTAATACGAAGTAATTCAATGAGCATGGGACGCTTCAGAGGCTCACGAAAACTGATGCGATGTCTGTAGCAGAACAGTCTCACCGCCATTTCGCTCTTGCCAAGTACCAAACCGATTTGCTCAGGAGTCATCGATGTCACGTGCTCCTTCAGGAAGTCCACTTCCTCAGGTGTCCAATTCTTAGCCATAATTATAGTACAATCATCTCCTTAATGTTCCATTGTTATACAGTTCCTCATCATAGATGACTTCCAAACCAATGGCGATGGCAAAAGCATGTTCAGCCTTAGCACCTTTAGACTCCATGAAATCAGGAAGCATATAGATGGCATCACATGAAGCAATTCTCTTCATATCACTAGCAAGAGCATAAGCATAAAAAGTCATCTTTGCGTCCCAGTTTTCAGCGCACTTTCTGCCCCAAGCACCCTCCAGAACCTGCTGCCATCGTCCTGCAGTCGGGTTGACGGTGTAATGCCCTTGTTCTTTCAACTGTCGTTCGACTTTTTCGAACTTTTCGCGAGTGGAGTCACTAATGATCCTCTCGCCAATCTTTCCACTTATATATATTATCTTACCCATAATTAAATTCTCCTGTCCTTTGTTACTTTCCATACCTCTGCAAGTGCATCAAAGTTAATCTTGTTGACCATGATTTTCACCTGCTCTGGTGCATTCTCGTAATAGAAAAAATTGCCTCGCTCTCGGAAGACTCGCAACATACGTTTACAGGTGGCGGTAAAGTTCTGTACTGGACGACCAGCTGTAATGCGAGTGAGCAATAATCCAGCTGCCTGACGAGATGCCGTGACTGTACTGTCACGACCAAGATGCAAAGTGTGTGCGGCATAGTACATCATGTGGGGCAGCAGTCTATCCACCAGATAGTCGTTAATTTTAGTGATGTCGCCCGTTGTGTGATACTCGTACAACAACACAGCCTCTTCAGCCGCCGACACAATGATTTCGTCGATGCGAACAGATTCATCTTTCCTTTGTTCCATTCTCCACCAGTCGGCTTTGTTGTCAGTAGGTTTAATCCTTCCCTCCTGCACAGCTTTCAACCATTGCTCACAGTCATATCGCGTCTTGCCTCGATGACGGTAACGCTTCTCATCAACAGTAATCTCTGCACGATAACAGTCCTTGAAGTATCGCTTACCGTTCTTGATTCCTTTGGATGATCTGTCATGATAAATGGTTCCACCTGTCACGATGTCATCTTCTGAATTGCCACGCCACCCACAATATGTTCGCAGGTCGGCACTCTTAGGAGTGTCTAATACTTCCATAGTCAGAACAAGTTTAATTCAGGAATCAGTTTACCACGACTACCGAACGCAGTCCCCTCATCATCGAAGGTAACCTTCTGTTGGCGATAATGCCCACGGCAGATGGTGACCTCACCGCCAGTACAACGAATCTCGTCAATCTCCACACCCCTTGCGAGTGCAGCCTGTTCAAAATCACTAATTTTCATTTTCAGTCCTCCTATTTAATTTAATGTAAGCCTTTGCTGCGTTGATTTCCTTAAAGCAAGTTCTACGATTGCGAACGACTCTGAACGCATTCACCACAACTAAATCACCTGCCTCTTCTGGCTCCATCCTCTCCTTCCTGAAGAAGTAGAAAATGAACCAGGAGTACTGCGTACAGTATGCACTTCTCACGGCTTCCTTGCCATAAACCTCGAAAGCCCTTTCATGACCGTTCTCAACCAAGAACTTCATCATTTTCCTTTGTTGCCTCTTGTTCATTTCCTTATCTTATTGATGTTGTTGACAACCCGTATATGCCTATCAGAGGTTTCACCCTGCAAATGAAACCACAAGTCAAATTGCTTATGCCTCACGAGTGAAGGTCTGGCATTCAGAATATCCTTGATAAGGATTGCGAACCAATCCTTGATGAGAGTATTGATGGCCACCTTCCTCACGGTGCAAAGAAATCGGTCGTTCTGCATGACGTCGACGTTAGTAGTGTAAATCATAATGGTCAATTTTCCTTTGCCTCTGGTTTCATTGCAATACCCTCCAATATAGCCCTCGCCTTAGCTGCATGACTGTCATCGTATGGGTATTTAGGTTCCCATGTGTCCAAGCAAAAGATGCTGTCACTGTGTAAGTTATAGAATAGTCCTCGCCACATGATAATAGCAAGAACACCGCGGTTATGTGCGCCGAAAGACTGTCCACCGAGACTACAGATGTGTCCAGCCTCGACCTGCTTTTCGTGCCATTCAAAATATTCATCGAAGGCATTCTTCACCAGCTGGTAATCCGATATATTGCCGGTGACATATCCCAGTACAGTGTCGATGACCTCTCTGTACTTAGCTTTGTCTTCCTCTCTTATATTCATAGTCACACCTCCGTTATTCCCCATCCCTTTTCGGGATCGATACCATACTTCACCATCACTTCACTGATTGCCTCATACTGAGGCTGGCCAATATCGACAATCCCTTTTGATTGGATCCGGTACCACGATTCACGACTCCAGCCAAGAATTTTGCACACCTCATCCTTAAATGAGGCAATAGTCTTTTTGTCGCCCCTCACTCTCAGATGCGAGATGGCAGGACTTAAAAAAAATTTCTTCGATAAATTTGTCATATACCAAATATTTTGTACATTTACCACCGATTTTGCTAAATTTTTGGCAAAAGTAACAAGTATTTTCGATACAAACAAGAAAAATAACAAAAATTTTTGATATATGGATGAAAATAATTTCGCAGAGCGTCTAATTGCTCTCATCGATGAACTACAAGTGAGCGACAGGGCTTTCTCTGAAAGCATTGGTAAATCGGTGTCCTACATCAATACGCTCAAGAAGGAAAACAGTTCTCCGAGCCTCACGGTACTGACAAGAATACTTGGCGCTTATCCTCAAGTCAATCTCTATTGGCTTGTGTTAGGTGTTGGTGACATGTATTTGTCAGATGAGGGGTCAAAAATGTTCACTGACGAAAAAAAATCTTCCTCCAATAAAGATTACAAAAATCTGTTTGAGGAGTACCGAAAAGAGAATTCAGAACTTCGTCATGAACTACATGAAGCGCACAACACCCTCATTGATCTGATGAAGAAAAACGGTGCCCTCATGGAAGAGAACACCGCCTTACGCCTTGCCCAGCTGGACAATAAAGACTAATCTGTACCGGGTCAAAATCGGGTCAAATTCGAGTCAAAAATAGCTCTTCAGAACAAAAAATCTACGTTTTGTCATCATCAAAAGCATGCATTGTCAAAAGATTTTTCCTCAAATACTTTGCTGTTATACAGAAAAGTACTACCTTTGCAGCGGAAATTTCAAAATGCAATACGCGGGATGGCACAAAGTCCTGCCCCCGCAACTAAGTTTCAAAAGAAGTTCCTCCCCGAACTTCTTTTTTTGGACAAGCCCTACCGTGCCGGAATGGTGGAATGGTAGACACGAGGGACTTAAAATCCCTTGGGCATTGCGCCCGTGCGGGTTCGAGCCCCGCTTCCGGTACTACAAACACCCTGTAAGTCGATGATTTACAGGGTGTGTTATTTATGTAAGTTGCCAAAGGACTTGCCAAAGACCACAAAACAGCTCTATTTTATTGGTGATGTCAGAAAAAACATGTACCTTTGCCCACATGAAAGACATCATACTTTTCTTACTCCTGTTCCTTGCTTCTTTCCGCATGGAGGCTCAGGAGAAGTTCACGCCACAAACGTGGGGTGACTGGCAGATGTGGGGCGAACAAAGTGACGGGACATATCTGAACCCTGTCATTCCAGCCGACTACAGCGACATCGACTGCATTGAGCACAACGGCTATTATTACGCCATCTCAAGCACATTCCAGTTCGAGCCAGGAATGGTCATTCTGCGCTCTACCGACATGGTGAACTGGCAGGTCTTCAGCCATGCTGTACCTGACATCACGCAGATCAGCATGGGACAAGACTGGACGCAGATGGATCGCTATGCACGTGGCATTTGGGCAGGTGCCATCCGCTATCACAAGGGGCGATTCTACGTCTATTTCGGGTGTCCCGACGAAGGCATGTTCATGACCACCTCCAAGAAGATAGAAGGACCTTGGGCACCGCTGACGAAGATGAACATCGACGGGGGATGGGACGACTGCTGTCCGCTGTTCGATGATGACGGACAGAACTACTTTGTTGCCACCCACTTTGCCGATGGCTACAAGACCTACATCTTCCGCCTCTCCGCTGACGGCACAACCGTTGATTGGGACAGCCGCGTGCTCATCAACGAAGGTTACGGACGCGAGGCCAACAAGCTCTACAAATGGAACGGGCGCTACTACCACCTGTTCAGCGAAGACCGCGACGGAGGACGCTACCTCATGATGCAGCGTGCCGACCATCCCATGGGACCCTATACCGAACGTCAACGTCTCAGTCATACCCAACGCGAGTGGAACGAACCCAATCAAGGCGGTTACCTGCAAGACGCTGCCGGCAACTGGTTCTTCCTGACCCATCATGGACATGGCGATTGGGGAGGACGCGAAGTCAGCCTCTTGCCCGTGACATGGACATCAGACGGATGGCCCATCATCGGTGAACCCGATCAGAACCATGTGGGACGTATGGTGTGGCGCCATGCGATGCCTCAAACCGTCAAACATTCCACCTTCCCAACCCACATCACCGACTTCACCGCCGAAGATTGGGAATGGAACTATCACCCCCGCAAGGGTTTCTATCGTCGCACCCCACAGCGTCTCATCCTCAAAGCCTTCAAGCCCCTGCACAACGACGACTTGCTGAAAGCAGGCAACACGCTCACCCTCCGTTCCTGGCAGACCCCATGGAATGAAGTTGTGGTGCGCCTCGACCTCACAAAGATGGCCGAAGGTCAACGCAGCGGCATCTGCCACTTCTCATCAGCATGGTCAGAGTTTGGCGTACAGATGAAAGACGGTCAACGCCAGCTATATCACCGCACCAACCAAGGCAATGAGCAACGCTACCCGACAGACACCCCTTTGGAAAACCACGTCTGGCTCCGCAGCATCTGGGGACTCGACGCCCGATGTCACTACGCATACAGCATCAACGGCAAGGACTGGCACGACATCCCCGCCCTCTACACCCTTCAATGGGGCAACTATCGCGGCGACCGTCTGGGACTCTTCACCTACAATTCCCAAGGAGAAGCAGGCGTCTGTCTTTGAACGTTTCGTCAAACTGAACGACTTCGTCCAGGGCACAGGTCTTGGCTTGAGCATCTGTCATGAGCTAATTGAGCACATGGGTGGAAAAATTCAACTAAAATCCACAGAAGGACAAGGAACAACGGTTTGGCTTACAC